ATTTCCGCCACCCAGTTCCACTTGGTGTTCCCTTTGGACACGTTGAAGCAATACACGCGGTTCTCGGCCGCGCGCTCCTGCCCCAGCACCGTCTTCTCGCTGCCGTGCATGATAAAGTAGCCACCCGCGTCGTGCTTGCACTCCCCCGTCACCTGGTGGCTCATGTGCTGACACTGCTTCAAAACGCAAATGTTGGATTTCAGCATGATGGGCAGCTTGCCGATCGGGATTTTCGGCAGCATTTTGTGGTGATGTTGCACATTTTCCAGCTCGTTGCCCGTGCGCACGATGATCTGGATTTTCACATCCACCGTCATGGACGATGCATACGTGAAATTCCTCAGTCGGGCCTCCTGCGGAAACATGAGTTTGGTGGCGCCGTTGTTTTCGTGTATTTGCGGGCGATAAATGTTGAAGTTTTTGAACTCCACTATGATTTCCAGGCGGTGTTTTTTCAGCGTGCGGTCGTAGTCCTGCTCAGAGGCAATGTTCACGGGATTGAACATCTCAATCGTGCGCTCAAGTTGATTGCTCACTAATTCATTGTAGGATTCAAGCTGGTGTCGCACCAGCCGCTCCAAATGCCCGTTTTCAAAATACGAACCGATCATGTCCCATGGCTCCTCCACGTATTGGCCGATGGCGGCTTCTAATTCTTTGCGAATGTGTAATGACATTGATGAATGACGGATGGATGGATATGAGGGTCGTTGGACTGGCTAATTGTCAAATCAATTTTTGCGTTTAAATTGATTTTATAATACAATCAACATAAACGTATGCCGATTGTAATACATACATGATTTGCAATTTGCAACGCTTACATGAAGAACAACCGCGTATTTATTCAAATTGCAGCGTACAGGGACCCAGAATTAATTCCGACCATAAATGATTGTTTATCCAAAGCGAAGTTTCCAGAGAATTTGGTGTTTTCAATTGCGTGGCAGCACTCGTCCGATGATGGGTGGGACAATCTAGACGCATTTGCAAATGACCCCCGTTTCAAAATAATTGACATTGATTACAAAGAGTCCAAGGGCGCGTGTTGGGCCCGAAACCGGCTGCAACAACAATACACCGATGAGGAATATACATTGCAATTGGATTCGCATCACCGATTCATTGCCGGCTGGGACCAGGAATTGATTGCAATGCACGAGCAGTTAAAATCAATGGGGCATGAAAAACCGCTAATAACCAGTTACGCCCCATCTTACAATCCGAATAACGACCCTCCCGAAAGAATGACGTATCCGTGCAAAATGAATTTTGGTCACTTCATGCCGGAAGGAGCCATCTTTTTTCTGCCAGTTAAAATTGAAAACCACGATGCGCTCACTGAACCGATTCCCGCCAGGTTTTATTCTGCGCATTTTGCGTTTGCTGGCGGCGACTTTGTCAGGGAAGTTCCGCACGATCCCGAATTGTATTTTCACGGAGAAGAGATTTCAATTGCGGCTCGGGCATACACATGGGGGTATGATTTGTTTCATCCGCACATTCCAATTGTCTGGCACGAATACACCCGGTCTAACAAAATTAAACATTGGGACGATGATGCCGAATGGTGTACCAAAAACTCCAGTTCCCACATTAGAACCCGAAAGCTGTTTGAAATGGATGGATTTGCAAAAGACATTGATTTTGGAGTGTATGATTTTGGACCGAAGCGAACGTTGGCCGATTACGAGCGTTATGCCGGAATTTCATTCAAACGACGAAGCGCGAATAAACACACGATTGAACACCGGTTGCCGCCAGGTCCGGAAAGTGATGACGAGTTCTTCACATTCAAACATTGCATTAATTTAAATAAAGACCAGTTCAGCAAAACCACCGATTATGATTTTTGGGCAATCATATATGAAGATGAAGTTGGCACGTCATTGTATCGTCGCGATTGCAGCGAATCCGAAATACAGGTGTATTTGAATGCATCGGATGAAACCATGATGTGCATAAACAGCGAGTTTTACTCCTCAAAACAACCATCAAAATGGATTGTTTGGCCGCATTCCAAATCCCAGGGATGGTTAACAAAAATGGAAAAATGCATTTAAAACAATATAAAAATTCATCTTGTTTACATTACATCACATTGCATTTGCATCACATTTGTTGTTTCGTTGTGGGTTTGGGTTTTGGATTGAAATGAATCCGCCATCTCATGTCAGCGAGTGTGTTAAATTGAATGACGCCGCATTTTCCTTATTATTTGACAGCCCGCACATTGTTGGACCCCGGCTTGAAGCGCCGCCTGAAAAGCAGCTCGTGGTTGAACGCGTCGACATTTCCTGCGAAATTGCGTGCATCGCTGATTTGATACGATTGACCGACCAGCATCCCGTGGCCGAAAACGTGGAATACAACATCAACATGCGTGCGTTGCATCGCATTTCGGACCCGCTGCGCAAGCTGGACGCCATGATCGGCATGGAGTCCCTGAAAGAACGTGTGGTGGACCAAATCATTTACTTCATTCAGGACCTGCATAAAAATGAAATCAAGGGAGACAAGGGAGACAAGGGAGACAAGGGTGCTAAGGATAAAAGCAGTGGTGCTTTCAATGACTACATGCACACCGTCATCTACGGGCCGCCCGGCACCGGAAAAACGGAGGTGGCCCAGCTGATCGGCGCCATTTTTTCCCGCATGGGTGTTTTAAGAAAGAGCAAGTTCAAAAAGGTCACGCGCTCCGATTTGATTGCCGGGTATTTAGGGCAAACTGCAATTAAAACGGCGGACGTGATCAAGGAGTGTTTGGGAGGGGTGCTCTTCATAGATGAAGCATACGCGCTCGGAAATGCGGAGAAGCGCGACTCTTTTTCCAAGGAGTGCATTGACACGCTGTGTGAAGCGCTGAGCGACCACAAGTCCGACCTCATGGTCATCGTTGCCGGATACGAAAAGGACCTGAACGAGTGTTTTTTCAGCGCCAACCCGGGTCTGAACTCGCGGTTCACGTGGCGGTTCAAAATCGACGACTACACGCCGGCACAACTCGCGAAAATATACGAAAAAAAAGTGCACGACTGCGGCTGGCAGTTGCACGAGCCGGTTCGCCTGAACTGGTTTGAGGACAACATGGAATATTTCAAGTGCTACGGGCGCGACATGGAAACTCTGCTGTCCCGCGCAAAAATCGCTCACGGCCGTCGCGTGTTTTGTGCGCCGGCGGATAAGCGGCGTTTGACCCGTGCGGATTTAGAGAAGGGCATGACCGTGTTCGTTTCCAATGAGGAAGTCAAACAGCGCAAGGATGTGAAATCGATTGCATCCGCATCCATGTATTTATAAACTCCGTCCACCAATCCCCATCAATGTGGTATATATCCTAAAATATTTTATGTTTTAGAATATATTTAATTTTTTGTTATTCAATGAGTGGTTCTGCCAAAAAACAGATTGTCATTGCCCATGGCAGTCTGCCAATGGGAACAAACGACACCACATTAAAACGACAAAAGAAGGTGAAGCCGCCGGTTGCCATGCTTCGTCTCGGCACAATGAAGCAAAATTTGCTTAAAAAGATAAAGGAACACCAACAACGAAATGAAGAAACGCCGAGCATTACCAGCGGGAACAATAATGCCAATGGTGTTGCCACTCTGTCAAATCAGGACTTATCAAACCAATTCAAAATGTCGTCCAATTATTTAGAACAATTAATAAGTAAAAAAAAAGACGCGCAAAAACGCAATAAAAAATCGGCCAAAATACAGCCCCAGCAACCCCAGCAACCCCAGCAAATGCAGCAACAAATGCCCCAACAAATGCCCCAACAAATGCCCCAACAAATGCTGCAACATGTTTCACTTGAATTGCCACCTGAATTGCAAATAAATCCAATTCCATCAATCGTATCTGCACCCATGCAAATGATGTCCATGACTCCAACACTAATGCCAGTGCATGCGTCACAAGAATCCAATGAAATTCAATTAATGCAACCCCAACAACTGCAACCCCAACAACTGCAACCCCAACAACTGCAACCCCAACAACTGCAACCACAACAACTGCAACCCCAACAACTGCAACCCCAACAACTGCAACCCCAACAACTGCAACCAAATCCAACTCCGATTGTGTTGAATGACGTGCCCTACGGTTGCTTGCGCGGAGGAAACAAACCAACTTATCGCACGTATCATCGCATTCAAAATCAACCCAAATCGGACCCACACAACACCACTTTGAAAAAATCATTGTTCGGCAACGCAACTGATGCGGCGGCGCCGTTGGTTGATGCAAATGCAGACCCAATGATACAGGAAAGACAGCGCAAATTGCGAGAGATTCAGTCCAATTTTCAGGCAGAAAAACAGTCACATGCAGAAAAACAGTCACAGTCACAGGCACAGGTAGATACCCTGCAACCACAAGAACCGGAATCCACTAAAATAAAAAACAAAATAAAACAAACCATAACCAAAAAATATAAGCTCGGCAAAACGGCGGGGAGCAATGTGGTTGGAGTTCTTATAAAAAACAGCGACACGCGCCGTTGCATTCAAGAAGAACACGGTGCATTGCGGCGCGAGTCCATTGTGGAGATACGCAAATATCTTCACGATCATGGATTGATCAAGGTGGGGTCCGATGCGCCGCCCGATGTGCTGCGCAACATATACGAATCTGCAAAAATGACCGGAGAAATAAACAACACGAACAAGCACGTCATGCTGCACAACTTCATGAAGTCGGACGACAATGACACCGCCACAACATGATGCATGATGCATGATGCATGACATATGATATTGTGAATGCATTTAAAGAGAGAAATTCATTGCATATTAACATTTGTCCAAGTTTAATAACAAAAACAATCACATATCAATGTCTCTCATCAAGGAATATTTGCGCTTATCCAAAGAGGCGGCAACGAAATACGGCCCCAAAACGTTCCTGCTGATGCAGGTGGGCGCATTCTACGAATGTTATAGCGAGACCACGAATCGCGCTAACATTGACGAATTTTGTCGCACGTGCGAATTGGCATGTGCAAATAAAGCACCCGGCATCGTTATGGCCGGATTCAGGGATTACAGTCTGGAAAAGTATTTGAACCGCATACAAGAGGCGGGATACACGGCCGTGGTGCATTCTCAGGACGCGCAAATCAAGGAGGAGCGCGCTTTGAGCGGCGTTTATTCGCCGGGCACATTTTTCACCAACGAATCGTCTGCCCTCTCCAATTGCATGGCCTGCATTTGTCTAGAGCGCATGCGAAACAAAACGGTGATCGGCATGGCCAACATTGACGTCTTCACCGGTCGCTCCAGCGTGTTTGAGGTGGAAACGGAGCTCATGCACGTGCCGACCACGTATGACGAATTGGAGCGCTTTATTTCGGCACATTCCCCCAGCGAGGTTATAATTATTACTGCCAATTTCTCTCAGAAAGAGGTGGAGGATTTGCTAAATTTCACAGGGATTGTCGGATGCGCTCGGTTGATTCATCGTCTGGATTCGGGCAATGACGCGGTCCAAAGGTCCAAGAAGCAGGTGTATCAGCGCGAGATCATGGCGCGGTTCTTCGGCTCCGCGGTAGGATCCGGGCTTATGCAATTCACCACGTATGAATTTGCAACCCAAGCGCTGACGTACCTGCTGAATTTTGTGCACGAGCACAACCCGCACCTGGTGCACCGCATTGCTGAACCCGCGTTTGAAAACTGCTCGGACCGCATGGTGCTCGCCAACCACTCGCTCAAGCAGCTCAACATCATTGACGACGACAACGGCGTCAAGGGCAAGTGCTCCTCCGTGTTAAGGCTGCTGAACAACTGCATGACGCCCATGGGCGCGCGTCACTTCCGCACCCGGCTGCTGAACCCGTCCTGCTGCGCGGTGAAGATTCAGCGCGAATACGACATCACCGCGCACTTGTTGGCAAACGCGGTGACGGATGCTTGGCGTCCCCAGCTGGCGCAGCTGAAAGACCTGGAAAAATTCAACCGCTTGATAATGATGCGCAAGTGCGCGCCCCAAATGCTGCATTCGCTCTACGGCAGCTTATTCATGATAGGCGAGCTGCATTCCTCTGTTTCTGATGACGCGCCAATCGCGCACTACATGGACGCAACGAATCCGTTGACAACCACCACCGATGAATCCGTGTCGGACATGTGCGCACGACTGCGCCAGCATTTGGACACCACGTTCTACATGGACAAGTGCGCCAACGTGGGCGCTGACTTGGGCGATTGCGATTTTGTGCGCAGCGGCATTAGCGCGGAATTGGACGCACTCCGTGCGCAACACGACTCCGCAACCAAAACGCTGTCCGAATTGAGGAATTATTTGGATTCTCTCATTGTGTGTGGAGAGAAAACCCGAACCAATGCAACTGATGTCGTGAAGATACACGAAACACCCGTGCAAGGGATATCCCTGCAAGCAACCAATCGTCGCACCAAGCTGCTTGCCGATCAAATCAAGCAGCAGAAACTGGATCAAGTGTGCATTTGTTACCGCACGTTTTCGCTGGCGTCGCTGACGTTTCCCAAGGCCACCAGCGCAAACCACGAAATCACGAGTCCGCAGCTGACCGAGCTGTGTCGCAGCATCATTGCGTCCAAACAAAAAATAAAAGAATGCGTGGTGCAAATTTACGCCGGCTTTGTGGACAAGCTGCG